CTGCGAGTGAGCGGCGGGAGCTGAGTCGTGTACGACGTGAGAGGGTTGTGAAAGCGCGCGCCTCTGCAGAGCAGAATTGCGAGCGAATCGGTAAGAAAGCGCAAATGGCGGTGAGAGAGGTGATAAGCACGATGGTGGATAATCGAGAGAAGTTGGGATTGCCCGACTTCCGAAGGTTCCAAGTGTGCAATCACTTCAATGCTGCTAAGACGCCGGAATACGGAGGGGCTCGCTGCGATGGATGCATTGGGGCGTTGCTTCGGAACCCGGAGCGGTTGGTTGAGTTGGGGTCAGTGTATGTCGTCGCGATGGCTACCGATTTGTTGGTCCAGGCGAAAGAAGTGGTTGAGAAGATGGACAGTGGAAGTCTTTTCTCGCAGTCTGGATTGGTGAAGCGGTTTGCCATCACGGTGATGGCTCAGTGTGAGCAGAAGGTGTTGTTGTTACATGAGTGGCATAGGGCGGAGGTGGAGTTGCAAATGGCGATTGGAGAATACAATCAAAGTTTCAACCCCATTCCGTCTGTTAGTTGTGTGCCAACGAGCACGGTCGCCACCAGTGGGGTGGCGACAGGGTGTGTGTTTTCTGTTGTTGATGGGGTGGCTGAGGCCCCCCCTGATGCTGTGCAAGCGATGATGGCAATCACTAATAAAAACTGGGCTGATGCCTGTGCGCGGATTTCTCAAGAGAAGCAAAAGTTGCGTGAGAAGCCGTGGCGAGATCAGGTGGAGACTTGGTTTTTTGGGTGGTTGTTGGAGTTGGATGCGTGCGGGCGGAAGGCGTGCGAGCGGCTGATGAAGGCTGTGATAGAGGTGACGCCGGGGCAGTGGGCTCTGGTGTGTGTGAATGCTGTTGCGCAGGCGAACGCGTGGCGGGAGAATAGAGTGACGGTGGGTCGAGCAACAATTGACTCGTTGTTTGGGAAGGGACTTAGGTCTTTTTCCGATTTTGCCGCTGTGCTGTCGAAAGCGTCGATGGCGTTTAGCGCTAGCAGTTTTGATGATGGGTTGAAGATTCTTTTCCCTTTGTTTCGTTTTTGCTTGGGCAAAAAAGATGCATATGGGGTGATGCAAGTCACGAGTCTTCTTCTCGGCATCTCGGTGCTGGCGTCTGTCGGCCCTAAGGGGCCCGTAGTAGCTGTGTTGCGTTTGACTGGTGAGTCGAACGTTGAGGTGGTTGAGGACCAGAGCAGGCAGGAGGTTTTGGCTGCGGTGCTCGACCAGGTGTACAGTCGTTTCCCCATGTTGTTTCAACTGGAGAAGCCGAAAGTGTTGGTAGCGGAGAAGGGTAACAAACAGGTCGCCCCCCCGCCGCCGCAGGCAGCGGAGGCTGCGCTTTTGGAGCAGTTGGAACAGTTGGTGGGGAGTGTGGATGTGGAGTATCGCCCATTGGTGTTGCAGATGGCAGGAGTGCCAGTGAATGCTGACGGGGGGATTACCCTGCAGAGTGGGCAAGTAGTGTACCTTCGGGTGCCTGTCTTGCCTAACGCGGAGAGTGGGAAGCCTCCTGAGAAGGGGGGGGTGGACGAGAAGGAGGTTTTGGTGATTCCTCCTGTCGAGTCCGCCGAGGACCTGATGAAGCGAGAGTTTGCTGAGCAATTGGCGAAGATGGCGCAGGAGAAGAGCGTCTTGGAAGCGGAGGTGAAGCATACAAAGGAGGAGCTAGCAGCCGCTAAAGAGCGTTCTAGGAATGCGACCACGATGAATGAGTTTAAAGGAAATGAGCAGTCTCGAACGCCTGGGAAAAACTTGAGGATTAAGTTCCGAGAGCCGGCGCGTTCAAATCGGCAGCCAAGTCAGGCAGAGTTAAAAGCTCGCCGAGAGTCTAATTATTTGCGACAAACCCATGCACCGTGGAAGGTGTATGAAGGGGGCGAAACTTTGCTGTATCATCCGGACACGGATGATTTGGCGGTTCTTTACTCGTGGGCTCAAAACCATGGGTTGAAACAGTCAGTGAAGGAGTTCCTAGATGACGCTAATGAGGGAACCAATCGCCAGTACTGGGATTATGTGCGAGCATATCAGCAGGATCGAACAAGTCAGTTCGATGAGGCTATTCGCCATGCCAAGGAAACTGGTGTTGGGTTCGTGGACGCCACTGTAGACAAGGAGGAATACTTGAAAGAGTGGCGTGAGAAACGGGAGCGTGTGAACGCGAATCGGAAGGCCCGGCGTAATGCCGGGAAGGAGGAGAAGGAGGGGGAGTCTTTGACGTTGGATGAGTGGGCCGGGAAACTGGCAGATGAGATCATCAAGTTGAAGGCCACCCCGCCGAAACCTGCCCCTGCGAAGGGGAAGGGGAAACCTGCGTTTCCTTGTGGATTGTGTAAGAACCCGAACCATGGAAAGAAAGAATGTCCAAACAAGGGGATGACGATGTGTTGTCCCGTGTGTGGTTTGGAGTATAAGCGGTTCGGGAAGCTGACGGGTCATCGGAACCCTAAGTTCAAGTGCAAGCTTCAGGAGAAAGTGGCGGTCGCGGAGTCCAAAGTTGTGGAGCATACTCTGAAGATGACGACCGATGTGGTGATGGGACGAATTCTTGGCCCGAAAGGGACTTGGGTAAATGAGTCCAATGGGATGGCTGTGATCGCTTCTTTGAAAGAGGAGGGGATTGAGTTGTCACATGCCACGTTGGTGAATTTTGGGGAAGGCGAAGTCAGCTTTGTGACGCCGCGGCATTGCATGAGGGTGGAAGGGGATACGAAGATCTGGCTGCGAACTCAGTCGGGCCAGGAACGGGAGTACCTTGCGCGGGTGGCGGCAGCGGTGTCGCCAACGGTGAAAGTGAAGGTGGGGAGTCAACAGGTAGATGACTTCTTGGTGAAGCTGTCAGTTCGGACGTTGGATAACGTTGAGATGAAGTTCACTGGGGGTCTGATGCTTTTTGTTCCGCCCCGCCAGACGACGGTGGCCCTGATGGAGAATGGGTGGATCCGTTGTGGGGCGTTGACTGCGCCCGGTGTTTATTCGATGAACACCGAATTTGGTGACTGTGGGTTGCCGGTGGTGATGACTGATGGGGGTCTCAAGTGTGTTGGGATACATTTTGCAGGGACGTCAAAGAATGCAGTGAAGCAGCCAGTTTCAAACTACTTTTTCTATTGGGATGGAAAACAATTCATGCCGAGTGAGGTCATGGAGGCCACCTTTGAGAAAATAGCGCAAAAACGAGCGGTTTTTTTGCAGACGATGCGTCCCTCGGACATTGGTCGTGTGCTGGAGGGGTCAGGGTGTGAGGTCAAGTATTCGACTGTTGCGTTGCGACGCACGCGGGAGAAGAAGTACCTCCGTGACCCGGTAATGTTAAAGCTGATGGAGAAATTCCTAGATGAGGATGAGGCATATGCAGTCGCGGTGGATGACAGACAAAGTTATCTGAATGCCGTGGCGCGATGTCATAGTCCCCAAAATGAAGGGGTTTTGCAGAATCGGTTGATGGAGCGGGCTACGAAGCTCGTGACGGACCAGTTGGCAGTGACTTACGGGTTGCGGTCGATGTGGGGGGCCTACTGCAGGCTAGATAAGGACACTTCGTGTGGCCCTTTCTTCTCCTCAATGGGGTATAAATTGAAGAAAGATTTGCCAGATGATGTGGTGATGATGGTTGCCTCGACTTTTTGGGGTGTCCGTGAGTTGCACGATGATCCTTTGCTAGTTTTTGGCTACAATTTGAAAGATGAGTTGTTGCCTCGGCAGAAGGTTGTGGAGAAACGAACTAGGGCAGTGATTGCCGCTCCTGTAATTGTGCAGGTGCTGATGGGCCAGTTTGGTGCTTTCAATGAGAGGTTGAACAAGAAGTTCAATCTGGATGAAGGTGATCTGGGCGTTGGTGCCGGTTACGTGGAGCAGTATGGTGGTTTTAACGATTTGGTTGCGTTGTTTGATGACTTCGTGGTGAGTCGCGGGGCTCCGGGGGTGGTGCATGGAGACATGCGCCATTTTGATGAAGGCGTAGGGCATATGATTATGTTTGCGCTTCAAGTCCGGATGGCCTCGTTGGAGACTCAGTTGGAGAAGAAGTTGTTTTGTGACGTGTACCTTTGGATTATGACCCACGTCTTGGTGAAGTTTCGTGATGGGACTGTGGCGTGGTTGACGATTCGTCAGATCTCGGGTCAGCCCGGAACTATGCATGATAACGGGATTATCTTGCATATTGTGCATGTCTATGCATATTTAGTTCTTGTGGGGCGTGATGACTTTTATGATTTTGTGATCCTCATGGTGATGGGGGATGATCATATGTGGGCGTCTGCCGAGCCGTTGTACGTGGCTGTGGGTGTGCGTGATGTGATAAGTCAGGACGTGGGGTTTGCTTACCATGAGCTAACCTCCCCATGTCCTGCAAGCCAGTTGGAGTTTATGTCTGCAACTCCTCGCTGGGACAATGAATTGAAGATGTTTCTCCCAAAGAGAGACGTCCGAAAGTACTTGTGCAAACTGACGTATAGCCGTCTCGATCTCACCATTAGTGAGTATCAGAGTATGGTTGAAGCGTTGTGCTTGCAAGTGTACCTTTGTTCTGGGGAGTTTGGATGGGAGCTTTATAAGCTGGTTTTTCGCGAGCGGGGTTGGGCTCCCCGAGAAAAGTCTACGTTCTTGCGGGCGTATGTTGCCCGCCAATAGGTGCCAGTACCAGCCTGTTCCTTGGGCAGACGGTGCCCCAGGAAAAGAGCGTGATGGTGAAGAAAAATGGGAAGAAGAAGGTTCGGACGCCGGCGCAACGCGAGAAGCGCCGGCTGAAGAAGAAGTTGGCGCGGGCCCGAAAGGGTGGTGCGCTGATGGTGCGTGCGAAGGGTGTGCCGCGACTGAAAGGCCGTGGTGATTACAAACAGATGATCTCCGACCATGCCCCGCGAGTTGGGGAAAAGATTGGAGGGATGTTTGGGCCCCTTGGTGGGGTTTTGGGCCGAGCGGGTGGGAAACTACTTGCGAAGCTCTTTGGAAATGGGGATTATGTTCAGGGCCCCCCGGTCGTGAACAATACCCTTTTCCGATCACAGACGATGGGTGCGGGGTTGGGAGATACCGCGCAGCAGATTCCGATGATGGTCGGTGGGAAGATGGGCACTTTGGTTGTGCATCGTGAGTACTTGGGCGACGTCCTGTCAAATGGGCTGGGTACCAATATTCAGTGGTTCGATGTGAATCCGGGCCTTCAGGCGAACTCTCCGATAACTAATGCCCCTGGGAGTCAGGGGGGGTTGTTTTCGTGGGTTTGCCCGTTGGCTCGGAATTATCGAGTCTGGAGGATGTATGGCATGGTGGTCGAATTTCAAACGACCTCATCAGACATTGGTGGAGTGAATGGTTATGCGCTTGGCAAGGTTTGTATGGCGGCGAATTATAACGTGGGCTCACCTGATTTCTCGACTTTGCAAGAGTTGTTGAATGAAGATGGGTCCGTGTCTTGTAAGCCGTCAGAATCGTTGATGATGGGTCTGGAGTGCAAGAGAGGCAATGACCCGTTGGAGACCTTGTATGTGTGTGGACCAGCCGTGCCGGAGGGCTCGGATGTTCGATTCTGTTTGCCAGCGAGGGTGTATGTTGCTACAAGTGGCATTAACCTGGCTGCTACGCAGAATTTGGGAGAGTTGTGGGTCACCTACCATCTTTGGTTTGAGAAGCCGACAGAGATGGGGAATGTTGGAGCTTTTGCTCCGCCTCCCCCTACTGTGTTTGTGCCGTATCTTTCCTCGGTGGGTGACTCGTTTTCTCCAGTTGTGGTGGTTGGGGTTTCAAATTATCCGCTGGCGTCTTCGGACTCCGGGTGGACTGTTGCCCTGAACGTTGGAGATACCACGGGACTAACGATCCCGATGGGTATCGGGGCGCTAGGGGAGTGGACGACTCCACTCCTGGTAGGTGCCCCGGCAGGTATTGCTTACTCGTTAGTTGCCTTCTATTTCTTCTCGG